CTACTGCTTTGTCCACTGCCGCAGTAAAGTTGGCTTTTTCAAAACCTTTCATCATTGCATCTGCTTCTGCTTCACTACCTGTTGCAATGTTGTCAACCATGTTGTCAGTTAAGCCTTGAATCGCCATACCAGCAAGAGCACCATATGCCGCTGTTTTAACTGACTTACCAACTGCTGTTGAAAGTTTTTCACCTTGTAATAAATCTTTTGTTGAACGTAAAATCAAACCAGCGGCCGCACCACCCATTGGTCCACCTGCAAACGCCGCCACAGTTGTAAGGATACCAACGGCAATACTTGCCTTGCCTGGATTTTCTTTTGCCCAGTCACTTACTTTTTTAATACCTTGTACAATCTTGCTGTCTGAATTTTCTGATTCAATTTTCTTTTTTAGTTCTTCAAACTTTTGATCCATGTTTTTAACAGGACCAGCATTCTGAGCCATTCTGCCAAGTTCATTTATTTTAGCATCTACTTTTTTTGCTATGTCTACTGGAAGTTTTGCAATGGCACCTGCCGCACTTCCTACTTTACCTAATGCAGTTTTATTTTGTCCACCTGCAATACTTCTTTGTTCTGCACCTTGGAATATTGCTTGGATCTCGTCAGCAGTTAAACTTGCTTCTGAAACCTTTTTGAATTCTTCTAGTAATGGCCAAAGTTCCTTTTCCCATCTGCCAAGATATACTCTTTGCGTTTCTGTAAGATCTTTATAACCTTCAGTTAGTATTTGTGCAGTTCTATTTGATTTTGGAAATTGGTTTACTTCAGTTATTTTCATTATATCATTCCCGCTAATTGTTTTTTCTCACCAGCACTCATTTGGTCTAATTGTTTTTGTATGCTTGGCGGAATGCTTTTTGCACTGCCTACTGTTGATCCGTTTTTAGTTGGCGGAGCCTTGCCAGCGGGTGTTTGTGCTGAACCTGTTCCTTGTTGTGCTGGTTGTTGTTGTGCCGGAGCACCACCGCCTACGTTACCAGCCGCTTGTCCTTGTGCTTGTTGTCCTTGTGCTTGTCCTTTAGCAGGAGCACCTTTTTGACCTACTGGTTGGTTTGGAATACCACCTTTGCCTCTGTATGAATCCTGTACTGATTTCATAATTGCTTGATCAATTTGTTTTTTGGTAAGCACACCGTCTTGTGGTATGTTTTGTGTAGGCATCTTTTTAGTAGTTAAAAAATCACGTAAACTAGCAGAGTCTACTGCATTACCGTATTTTTCACCTACTTGTCCAAGATATGCTCTGAAATCTGTGAATAGTGCGTTGGCTTTATCCGCCGCATCTACCTTACCGGCCATGCCGGCCGCGGTGTTTTTAGCACCTAATTTAGCCAAAACCTTAGCACCAACCTTACGTGCAACGTTGCCTAACCCACCTGCAGGCTTCTCTTTTAAGGGTGTTTTTGTAGATTCGTATATAATTTCGTGTACTTTCATGCTAAAGTCCTAAATTTTTAACTAATACTATTTAGTTCAGTTAGGTCATATTAAATAATAAACTATGGAAGAACAAAATTCTAAGTACATAGTCCTAAAACGTGGTGACGCAGTAGTGCTTAACAGTTACGAAGAGGCGAGCCAGTATATGGGCGTGATGAAGGATCAGCAACCAGAAGCGGAGTTTGAAATTCTGGAAGTTCATCCTCCAAGACCAAGAGGGTTAGGAAGAGATCCTGATTTACATTAAACTATGAACAAAAAAGAAGTTGTTGAACTAGAGAGTGCGTTTCTTGAATTTATGAATAAAGCCGAAAGTTTAGGTTTTTATTTTTCAAGAGATAGCATTATCACTGCGAAGCATAACACAGGAACCGTTAATCAAATTAACACAGAAGTAAAACTTGTGCCAAATGATTATTTAAAGGACGTTTAAAAGTTGATCTAAAGATCAACTGTGTTTTCGCTATCGCTCAAACACTATATCTGTGAAACAATAAGTTGCGTAAGCAACTGCTATCATGTAGATAGTTGAGCCATACTTCGCCCGTTGCCGGGCAAAGTAAGAAAGCCATCATGTGAGATAAGCGTCCCATCTTAACAAAAAGGATTACATAATAATATGTACGGAAGCGGTAACCCGTCAACTCCCTACCTTAGCCTTCGCATAAGTTACGGAACATTAATATATCCTTGTTAAGCAAAATATATTAACGGTGTGGTTGCTTTTTCTCAGAGCCACGATCTTTTAATACCTAAGTTAGTATCAACCTTGCAACGCACGAGAATCTGATCACAAGATCCGTGTGACCTCAACGTGAGTCGAACTACTCCGACCAAACAGTGTTGCTATTTTAAGCCTTTAAGTGCTTCTTTAAGAATTTTTGAGCCGCCTACTCTAACGTTTATAATGCCATTATAGTAATCATCAGTTTCTAAGACTTTTCTTTCGAATTGTTCCCTTGCCTCTAAGTAACTTGCTACGCCTCTGCTAGGACAAATGTATAATATTTCCCTAGTAAACTTATCAGTGCCTAATTTTTCTACGTCTTCTTTTAAGTGATCGTTGGAACCCCAATAGTCTTTCCAGTCACTTTCTACTTTGCTTCTTCTTTTGTTTATCTTGCCCTTGAGTGGTGGGCGAGTCTTTTTGAATTTAGCGAGTTTTTTGCCTATGTACTTACGTCCGTTGGTTGTATTTGTAATAAGATATACAAAGGCTTCACAACCAAGAGGTAGTTCTTCTACTATTTTACCTTTGTAAGTCCATTGCATATGGATACTTACCAAGGTCTAATCTTCCTGCTCGTCTTTTTTGGAATCTTCTCTACGGTTTACGTAACTGTCTTGCACTTCATTCATGCGTATTTTGGCAAGATCACGTATTTCTCTAAGCCATCTGCGTGTTTCACGACGTGGACGTATGCCACCAGTCTTGATGTACTGTTCATGTGCCTTGAAATATTCTAAGTATGCTTTAACTAATTTGTCGTGATTATCATCCATTGATCTTTGCTATGGCTATCATTCTTTCTACTAGACTGCCAAAACCAACTTGCCGTTGCATTGTAAGTAAATTTCTGATACCAAGTCCTTCAAAACTTTCTAATGTTAAATCTGCTATTGCACTTCGATGTTCACCATTAAGCAAATCTACTAAAACTTTTGCAGTGCCTTTTGTTATCCAAGCATCTGCATCGTGCTTATATGACATAGTTCCATCTTCATTCATTTTACCAACTACCCACAGATTACTTGCACAACCTCTAATTTTATTTTCATCTATCTTATCGTTGTCTGGTAAAGGTTCTACTTCTCTAGCAATGTCAATAAGATATTGTAATCTATCATGTCCTTCTAAAGGAGCCATTTCTTCACCACGTGCTTTTATCTTATCCAATATCACTGTTCCACTACTTCTACATCGTTAGCATAACTTGTAAAGCCATTTTCTTTTACAACTTTTAAAACATTGTTTACACGACCTTGCAATTCGTCTTTGTGCGAGATAATGTAAATGTTTTTATCTCTTTCTCTACCCATCTTCTTAAGTACTGCTAAACTAGATTCAACACCAGCAGTATCCATACCACTATCAATAAGTTCATCAACAAATAATAAGTTAATGTTTTGATATAGTCCTTCCCAGACATCTCTAAATGCCCAACTTAATCCAAGTATAAGTCTATTACGTTCACCTCTACTTAGGTTATCAAAGTCAAGGTCTTGACCTAACTGTGTTATTTCAACTGCTAGGTCATTTTTAAATACCACAGAGTGTGGAAGACCAAGACGATCAAGATAGTATGTAAGTCTATTATTCAAATATGCGAGGTTCTGATCAATAATTTTCTTACGTATAAAACTATCTTTGTTTGTGAGAAGTTTGTATAAAAACTCTTGATGATCTTTATGACTTGTTAATTTGTTTACTTCGTCCCAATTAATTTCTTGGATCGCAGTATTTTGTAATTCTTCTATTTGTTCACTGTATGGATCTTTATCTTCTTTTGCTCTTTTTAATGCGTCTTTTAAGTTTTCAATATTGCTTCTATGATCATATGCTTCTTTGGCAGTTTCATAGAATGTGTTAGGCTTATCAGAAAGTTCTCCTATCTCTGCTAGTTTTGTTTTTACTTTCTCTGCCTTTTCATTTATTTCCATTAAGTAGGTTGTAGTTTCACCATATTCTGTTTGCAGTTTGTTTTGTATTTCATCAACTTTTTCATCAGGCAAGTCTTGTCCACAAGCATAGCATTTTGCATCTTCAAGATCATCTAGTTCTTTGCTTACTTTTTCAAGACGTTTATCTGTTTGTCCTAATGCACTTTCTAGTGTTGCTTGTTCTTTTATTAGATTGCGTTGATGCTTTTCTGTTTCATTCCAAGATTGTAATTTTTCATGATTGCTTATTTCTGTATCAATGTCTATGTGTTCTAGTTCATCAATACCAGTTTCAAGTTTTTTAATATTTGTTTCACGTTGTTGTTCCCAAGCACTTAATTTTAATTTTAAACTTTCAATGCTTTCCTTAACACGTTCATTGCTATCTTGTTGTGCATTTATTTTTGCATTTTCTTCTGTAATACTATCTCGAGTAACTTTCATATGTTCACGTAATACGTTTGCCTTTTCAGACAGTATTGTAATACCTAATAGTTGTTCGATAATAGCACGTTGATCATTTGGCTTCATTGCAAGGAATGGTTCTGTGTATGTGTTTAATGCAATTAAATGCTTAAACATATCATGACTCATTTGCAATAGTTGATCAAGTGTCTCCTGTGTTTTACGACTATCTCCTTGCGATTCATCTGTAAGTTCTTGTTCTTCTTCATCTACAAAGAACTTTAATACGTTAGGGCCACGCCCTCTTTCAATTCTATATTTTGTATTGTCTTTTTCAAAGTTAAGTGTAACTAACATTCCTTTGTTGTTAGTTTTGTTAATTAAATTGTTTTTTCTAATGTTTGTCAGCGCCACACCATACAACGCATAAGATAGTGCGTTGATGATTGTGGTCTTACCTGTACCGTTACGTGAGCCTGAATCATCTCCTCCTTGATCCAAGTTTTCTCCTAGCACCAATGTAAGTTGTCTGTTGCTGAAGTCAACTGCTTGGGTTTGGTTACCCACACTCATAAAGTTTTTAACGGTTAAGTCTTTTATCTTTATCATAATTCGCCATATATTTCTAATAGTTTCTGTTTATTATAATTGTCAGAATCTATTGCATCTATCTCATGTGTAACAATTTGATCAACACTTTCAAATTTTGTAATATCAATATCTGTGTTAATCTCATCTACCTGTTGACTTGGAAGTAAAGTTATTTCTCTACACTTGTATTCATTGATAAAGTTTTCTTTAATAAAACTTGCTTCTTCAAAACTAATATCAATATCAAGTGTAACTCTTAGATAAGTTTTACTGCCAATAATTTCATCTTTTCTATCTATAAGTTCACTTAATTTAATTGTTCTATACTTTGGACAATCTGGCCAGTTCAAGTATCTTGGCTTGCCTCCATATTCAAAGATCATCATACCACGTTCATCGTCCCACGTATCAGCATAGTTGTGAGGCATAGGATTACCAATGTATGTTACGTTGCCGTGTGTTTGTCTTTTATGAAAGTGTCCACTAAACACATATTCCTGATTAACAAAATGTTCAGACTTTAATTCACCTGTGTCAGGCATTTGAACCATTGCGTTCATATAAAAGTTTGGAAGTTCGAAATGTCCAAACATATATTTTGCTTTAATCTTAGGAATTTTTTTCCATTCTTCGCCAACCAACCAAGGAACTAAACAAACGTCATCCTTTTCATAAATTTCATTTACTACTGTAATACCTTCAATGTGTTTTGCATATTCTACAGAGTGTACGTCACGTTTGTCTTTGTAATACAAATCATGGTTACCAGGAAAATAATAAAACTGATCAAATGCTTTACCTAACTTTTCTAAACAACGGATAGAATAATCCATTGTGACTACATTTAAACTATTTCTGTTATGATGCCAGTCACCCATAAAGATGCCTGTTTCACAACCTTCTTTTTTGGCTTGTTCAATAAACCAATCTACAAATTCTTCACAGTCATCATTATGAACTTTTGAATTAGACTTCAATCCAAAATGGATGTCTGTAAATACTGCCGCTTTTTTAAACAAAACTAGAACCTCACTTTACACATTATACAACAAAACGTTGCTAATGTCAATCTTTCTTGTTAATTTTTTCGTATGCTTCTTTTACCGATCTTTCCCATGTTCCTTGCATCTGCCTTGTGAAGGACGGATTCATATCATTCATTTCTAAAATGTCATCTCTTATATTTTGATTACGTTTTTCGATATTAATAACCCTTACAAATGAGTTGGTCACAGCCGCAGTGTAATATGCAAAAGGATTGTTTGATTTTGATTCGTCAAACTGTAATCCAATCTGTGTCAATTGGAGTATTGCTTGACCTTTCATTTCATCATTGTAAGTATATCCTCTTACGTTTCCACGTGTTGCGTATCTGTCACAAAGTTTCATCCACATACGAGCAAGTTTTTCAGTTGTCTTACCGTGGTCCTTGCTAAAATTACCATTGCTCATACCACCTACCCAATGTGACTTGCCTACAGTTGTAAGTTTATCTGTTGATGTAAATTTAAAATGTTGGAATGGTGGAAAATTTAATTTTTCTTTTGTATCCGCTATTGTTTTAGGATTTTTCTTTCTGCCTTTGTCTTCTGGGATATGATCATATGTCATTATCCTAAATATTAGTTCATCTTTCTTAATTTTCTTATAATCGATGGCACAATCCGCCTGTTTTACCTTTTCGCCTGCCAATTTACGTCTTTCATAGTCCTGTTGTGATAATCTTTTAGCCTTATTCCTTTTGGCTTCTGCAATAGTTCTTACGTTGATCTTATCTACACTAGGCAATATTATGTCATATTGTGCATGATCATCGTCAGTAAAACTGCAATAAGAGGTCTTACTCTTGTGTATTTCGCTCAAAAGGTCCTTATTGTTAAGGTAGTTGACTCTTTTCATAATTTTTTCTCCAAACAAACCTTATTATAATATACTCTGATAATTTTGTCAATAAATACTTGTACCAAAAGG